GTTTGATTTCGTCATTTCTACACCCCCTGTACTTAGGCGAAAGCTTTTGGCAGTAAGATTGTGGACAGATCACAGATTACGTCGGTTCGTTTCGAACGGTACGTCTGGTCTTACAGTCCGTGGTCGAACTTTTTGGGTGAAACTCCTGAACTGGTACTCCACGTTTTGTTTTGATAAAATATTTTGATCGATGTTTTATTCCCTCTCTTTTTCAATTATTACTTCTTGCACTTTGAGTCTGTTGTTTTGGAACTGGTACTTATTTGTTTCGGCGATTTTGTTTTGTTTATTTTTAACTTCAGAGTGGCTTGGGTTGTTGAGCCAAACATGGTCTACGATTGTATTACTATCTTTGGTATCACCTTTTCTTATTCTGATAGTTTTTTCGCTGATTATTTTTATGTTTATTGCAGACTTAGCTCCTGTTAAATTCGTTGCTATTACTAGGAAATGAATTTTAACACTCAGATTCCAATTAAAGTGCAAATAGGAAGGTTTGAGAGGGCCGTTCTTATTGTCATGCACGTATTGCACGTGTATGTTTTTTGGGCATTGAACTTATTTTTTGAACATGCTTTTGACGATTTTGAGAACCGTCTTTTCGATTTGTATGTTCTTGTCGCCCGATTGCTTCGATTTGAAGTTGCACGGGCTGATTTAATCGACTGGATTCGTCATATAAATATTAATGATAATAATGTGATATTAAATGAATTTCATAATTATAATTTTATGATGTTGAGAAATCCTATGTTACATTTAACAGAGGAGCATGTGTGGGCGCCAATAGATTTGAGAACCGACGTCACAGAACGTCTAAGGTTTCCAGACGCCCAATATGCGTTATACATGGTGACGAGTACTAGAGTTATGAATAGGGAATTTTATGGTTTTAATTTCCCTACTCTTTCGGTAACACAACATCCTGCCATTATCTCATTGCGACTCGTTAAGAGCCTGATGAGTAGATTTTCAACATTTAATTGGTCAGGTGAAATGTTAGAATCAATGTATCAGATGTCACGAATGTGCACAGACATAAATGTGCAAATGGATTATCCATTGTGTGTATCTGATTCGGTTGAATTCTCATTTCGGCTGTTACATGAATTTAGCCAATGGAGGCTTAATTCACCAGTCTTTATGAATGGGCAACTTTTGAGCCCTTTTCAATCAGCCCGTGCAACGCTCCGCGTCGCACAGTCTTGATGGGGTACAATGAAAAGAATTTTAAAGATACTATTCCGTTTCCTGCGGAATATAACCCCAATCTGAGATATAAAGTTTTCCAGAGATCAAGAATGACGAATATAATGGCTGTGTCGCTGGGTCCAGTGGTTAAGGGTTTATCCATGCCCATTGCGGACAGCAATAGCGTTTATAATTTCGAAGCAGGCCTTAGGAAACGTGTGGGAAGAGTGGTGCCACAAATTCGCCCAAATTTGTTGCCCCTACTAAGATCACATGTTAGACTTTGGCTTAAGAAAAACCTTACGCCTATACCAGCATTAGATGAGTTGTATACAGATAATGACAAACAGAGGCTAGAGAGATGGCTTGCAGGTGAGCAAAATTATAATGAAGCACGGAAACAGCAACTTAGAGATGCATATGAAATGCCAATTCGTAGTAAACATATGAAAATTAAGAGTCACATCAAAGTGGAATTCATGTCTGACATAAAAGCTGCACGACTCATTAACTCTAGACTGGATGCAGTTAAAGCGTTTTTGGGTCCTTTCTTTCATAAAGTTGAGTCCATACTTTTCTCCACAGTTGATCGTAGGATGGGACATTGCCCATTTGTCAAATATATCCCTGTGTCAAAGCGCATGGAATGTATTCATGAACATTTGGGTAAAGGGCGGTTCATTGTGGGAAACTGATTGGACAGCTTTTGAATCACATGTAACTAAGAGAGTTTTTGATAATGTTGAAGGACAGCTTTATAGGTACATGTTAAAGAACGCTCCTGTAGCGTTGAAGAGGCAGCTTGAGTATATTATGCATGGAATGATGCAAAATAATCATTGTGTCAGTAAGTTGGGTGTATTTGACATCCTTGGTACACGTATGTCTGGAGAGATGTGTACTTCCATGGGTAATGGATTTATGAATTTTATGATGTTAGACTTTTGGTGTTTTATGCACGGAGCGAAGATGGATGGTTTCTTTGAAGGAGATGATGGCTTAGTTAGAGTTATAGGTCTTAATCATACTCCTGATCCAGAAGAATTTAATGATTATGGATGTTCATTAAAAATTAAAAGCTCCAATTCTATAGAAGAGACTGATTTCTGTGGTTTGTATGCAGCCAATTCTGAAACACAGGTGGTTATAGATCCAGTTGAGACTCTAGCTAAGTTTGGTTGGTCTACTAGTGGTCAGCGGTTTGGAGGTAACAAGGTATTAAGGGAACTTTTAGCGGCTAAAGCGAATTCCTTAGCCCATGAAGCCCCTCACTGCCCGGTGCTACGTCCTCTAGCAGACAATATTTTGAGGTTGCTTGGGAAATGTAAGCATAGATACGATACCCACAATGGTAAAGCAGATTGGTGGGCCCAGCAAATTAAAGATGATGGTGAATTACCGAAATTTAATCCCTCATATACAACTCGTGAATTCTATGCAAACAGGTTTAAGATTCCGATTGCGCTACAGTATAAATATGAAAAATATTTTGCGCAAATGACGGAGGTGCAGGAGCTGGACCTGCCCGAGATCGTTCAGTTAGCACCAAAAAGTTGGATCCAATTCGATTTGAAGTGCAGAAGGAAGTGGGTTTCCTCAAAGGCAGAATTGGCA